CTTAAAAGCGGGGTCCGCCCTTTTAATTGAAAAATGGAAGACTCCAGAATGGAAAACATATTGGTATTACATTTTCTTGCGACAAATGATTCGATTTAGCGATGAATGGTCTCATATTCATTTTGAGTTTCATGGAAAATATGTTAGAGGTAATCCCATTCCCATGCCCAGACAATTGCAACCCGTCTTTGGTTTAGCAGCTTGTTTTAACACCCACCTAACAAATGAATACGTGAAAAAGAATCGCAAACAAGACCACGTTGATTACGTAAACAATTTAGCATATGATTTGAAAAGTGTGTTTATGCGAAAACTAAAACGCAATACATGGCTATCTCCCGCCACCAAAAAATATGCATTGATGAAATTAGAACATTTAGATTTAGTCATTGGTTCTCCCCAAGTGCTACGCGAAGACCCCTTGTTAGATTATGCAGCCAATGATGCATGGGGAAATTTACTCAAATTGGCCAAATGGCGTCATGCAAAATTTATTAAGTTAGATGGAGAAAAACCTTTAGACATTCCATTTATCGACTGGTCAAGTGAGCCATTCAAATTGGTAGGAACCCAAGCATATGTGGTAAATGCGTATTACACGGCGACCCAAAACAGAATCTACGTTCCTTTAGCTTATTTGCAAAAACCTTTCATTGATTTAGATGAAAGAGGAATAGAATATAATTTAGCACATATTGGATACACTATCTGCCACGAATTATCACATTCTTTAGACAACACGGGATGCCGATTTGACCATAAAGGAAATCTGCATAATTGGTGGACAAAAGAAGATAAAAAAGCATTTGATGCAAAAGTGAAAGATGTCAATCAACAATATGAATCTTTTGCCAAATACGATGGAATTCAAATGGATGGGTCCATTAGTGCCGGCGAAAATTTAGCCGATATTTCTGGCTTAGCCATTTGTGTAGAATATTTAAGAGATTTTCAAGTGAAGAACGATGACAATGTTCCTATTAAATCTCTTTCGTTTCAAGGGTTCTTTGTTTATATTGCGGTTCAAGCGCGTCAAAAAATATATGACAAAGCAATTAAATCCCAATTAAAAATTAATCCCCATCCGATGGATAAATATCGCGTTAATTGTCCATTGTCTCGTTTGGAATTATTTAGGGCCATTTATAATATTCAAAAGGGAGATAAAATGTATTGGCCATCCACCGATACTATTTGGTAAATAAAACAATTAATTTAGCATTTTTTATATTTTTTTTGTTTGTATATTGTATAATGGCAAGAAGTATGAAAAGACGAGGAAGTATGAAAAAGAGAGTTGTTAAGAGAGGGGGTGCTTCCAAGAAGGCCCCAAAGATGGTTGTCAATAAATTAAAGCTTGCTGCCAAGCGTGCTGCAAAGGCATCCAAAGATGCTAAAATGGCTGTTCAGATGGCTGCTACAAAGGGAGCCTCTGTTGCTGCCAAGATGGCTCAATCCGCCTCGGCCTCAGCGGCTCAATCAGCGGCTGCCAGTCAATCGGCTGCAGCAAGCGCTCAGTAAATTATATTTAATAAAAAATTGATTTAGATAATAAGCAATAATAAATTGTATATTATCTGAAATGTGCAAAAAAGATGGATGTATTATTCAACCGTGCTTCAATGTGCCAAACGAAACAAAACCATTGTATTGTCTGGCTCACAAAGACGTCAATATGGTGAATGTCAAAGATAAAATGTGTTTACAAGAAGGATGCAAAACCCGTGCAAACTACAATGTTGAGGGTGAAATAAAGCCATTATATTGTTCTGTCCACAAATTAGAATTAATGATTAATGTAAAAGACAGAACTTGTTTACATGAAGGATGCCATATTAGACCATGCTATAATATTGAAGGACAAACAAAACCATTGTATTGTTTTGCCCACAAAGACACCAATATGGTAAATGTCAAAGATAAAATGTGTTTACACGAAGGATGTAAAACCCGTGCCAATTACAATCTAGAAGGAAAAACAAACCCATTGTATTGTTCTGTCCACAAATTAGAAAATATGATTAACGTAAAAAGCCATTCTTGTTTACATGAAGGATGTCTAGTTATTCCATGTTACAATGTTGAAGGTGAAACAAAGCCATTGTATTGTCTTGCTCACAAAGACCCCAATATGGTAAATGTAAAAGATAAAATCTGCATTCAGTCAGAATGTAAAATACGAGCAAACTACAATGTAGAAGGAGAAATAAAGCCATTATATTGTTCAGAACACAAATTAGAAAATATGGTAAATGTAAAAAGTAAAAAATGTTTACATGAAGGATGTCAAATTATTCCATGTTACAATGCACCAAATGAAACAACTGGAGTATATTGCACAACTCATAAATTAGAAAATATGGTAAATGTCAAAGACAAAATGTGCATTCATTGAAGGATGTAAAATAAGAGCAAATTATAATCTACCAGAAGAAACATCTGGGTTGTATTGTGCTTCTCATAAATCGGAATCAATGGTCAATGTCAAAGACAAAACGTGCCAAAGCGAATGGTGTTTACAAGAGTTCACGATAAATATGATGGATATTGTTTGTTCTGTTATATAAATTTGTTTCCAGACAAACCCGTGACTCGAAATTACAAAACCAAAGAATACTCGGTAGTTGAGTTTGTGAAAAACAAGTATCCAGCCTACAATTGGATTGCCGATAAAAAAATCTCAGACGGATGTTCTAAAAGACGTCCCGATTTACTGCTCGATTTAGGTTATCAAGTAGTAATAGTTGAAGTAGATGAAAATCAACATATTGATTATGATTGCTCGTGTGAAAACAAACGTATTATGGAGCTTTCGCAAGATGTCGGTCATCGACCAATCGTGTTCATCCGATTTAATCCAGATGAATATATAGTAGACAGTAAAAAAGTAACTTCGTGTTGGGGGATAAATAAGAACGGCATTTGTGCCGTAAAAAAATCAAAACAAACAGAATGGGCAAACCGATTAAACTCACTCGAAGAACAAATTGAATATTGGTCAAATCCGAGTAACAGAACCAATAAAACAATTGAAGTAGTCCAGTTGTTTTACGACATTTAAATTATTTAATTTTAAGCAATATTATTTGTTTGTGCAATTCATCTTGCTGTCCTATTAATGTTTCTAACAAAATTTTGTTAGAGATGGCTTCATACAACTGAACTCCTATTTCATAAGACGTTTCGCATTCTATGTATAATTCAATAATTATTTTGCGAGCTTGTATAACAATGTCCGCCAGTTTTTTTTCCGTTAATGCGGGATTTATTTTCTTTTTTATAAATAATTCCTCCAATATATTTGTTAGTTTTGAATAAGCTTTGCTCGCATATCGAATTCCATTTGATTGATTAATGGCATACTTTTCAAATAAACAATCCACATTTTCACATGCAATGGGGTTTGATTTTTGATTGTATGAACTAATAGGAATGTCCGCAAAAGATTTAATTGTATAATCCATTGTGGGTGACCCAGTAAATGCTCGATAGAATTTTTCCAGATTGGCATTATATAATTTATTCATTTTGTTAGAACGGCCCTTAAATTCTCCACTGTCTAAATCATATTTAAAATCATTATACAGCATATCTAATTCCGAAAGTCCGTTGTTAGTTGGTTCATGTGTAAACATTCGGCTTGCACATATACTATGAGTTGGATTCATTGTTTTCAGAATGACGGCATAAACATGGGCAATTTTGACATAAAAGGTGGCAATGTCTATATGCACATTAGTTATATCTCGTTTGTTTGTCTGCATTTGAGAAAATACAGTTTTAACATCAGAAATGGTGGCTTTTTTTTCAATTGTTTTAGCAAGTGATTTAATTAATTCATTGCATTTTTTTACATCATTCAAATCCTCCATATCTTTTTCATTCATATTAAAAATATACTCGGATGCCATTTCATTCAATGCAATATTTCCCATTAATATATTGTATTGAATAATAAAATTGAATTAATACTACTTAAAACCAATCGTATCATTATATACCTATACAACTATGTTGCAACTAACAACTAACAATGTCACCAATAACAAACATAATCGAAGTAAAAAAAATAGTTACCCTACTGTAACAAAAGCACATAAAGCGGCACTTTGGAATGTTTTTGAAACAGAAGTCAGCACGGAAAAACCAGTGGACCCGCTTGAGTGCTTATATAGAACGGGTGAAAATAGAGAAAACTGTGAACAGTGTGACAGTCGACTTGCTTTTTCGGAAGAAGGATTTCTTGCATGCACTAACAAAACATGTGGCATTATTTATAAAGACATTCTAGACCAAACCGCGGAATGGAGATACTACGGCGCAGACGATAATCAATCTGGAGACCCTACACGTTGTGGAATGCCAATTAACCCACTTTTGATGGAGTCTTCTTATGGGTGCAAAGTCATTTGCATGGGGTCTTCATCGTATGAGATGCGAAAAATCAGACGATACACAGAGTGGCAATCTATGCCTTATAGTGAAAAAGCGCGTTACGATGAATTTCAACAAATCACCATTATGGCTCAAATGGCGGGAATCCCCAAATTAATTATCGACGATGCAATTCAATACCATAAGCGTATTTCTGAATGCGACCAAACATTTAGAGGAGACAATAAAGATGGATTAATTGCGGCGTCCATCTACATATCATGTCGGATTAACAATTATCCACGCACAGTGAAAGAGCTGGCAACTATATTTCATTTAGACCCCAAAAGTGCGACAAAGGGATGCAAAAATGCGCAAACCATTATTAATAATTTAGAGAAAGATTTAGACAATTCTGAAAAAACGGTGTTTTGCAAAACAACTCCGGATGCTTTCATTGAAAGATACTGCAGTCGATTGAACATTAATTCTGAACTAACACAATTGTGCAAATTTGTCTCGATGAAAATTGAGCGAACTAATTTAATGCCCGAGAATACCCCGAATTCTATTGCCGCTGGCGTTGTTTACTTTATCTCGCAATTGTGCAAACTAAATGTTAGTAAACATGACATTCGAATTGTCAGTGAAATAAGCGAAGTTACAATCAATAAGTGTTTTAAAAAGATGGAGACAATGACGGCCAATTTAATTCCCGCCGTTATTATTAATAAATATTCATAGTGTAAAATAATATGAACTTATTAATTGAAGAAATTGTTCCTACTTCTTGTTCTTGTTCCACTTGTCCAAAGAAAATCTTTATTATCCCCTACCGTAACCGTGTTCAACATAAATTCTTCTTTTCAAACTACATGTCTTTTTTGTTAGAAGATGAAAATCCGGGAGATTATGAAATCTATTTTTCTCATCAAGATGATGATAGACCTTTTAATCGTGGGGCAACTAAAAATATTGGGTTTTTAGCCATGAAAAACAAATACCCAAATGATTATTTAAATATTGATTTTATATTTAATGATGTCGATACAATGCCATTCAATAAAATTATAGATTATTCTACAACTCATGGGCTTGTTAAACACGTTTATGGATTTTATTTTGCTTTAGGAGGAATTGTTATTTTTAAAGGGGCAGATTTTGAACGCATTAATGGATATCCCAATTATTGGGGATGGGGAATGGAAGACAACGTATTGCAACAACGATGTTTCAAAATGGGATTAACGATTGACCGTAATCAATTCTATCAAATAGGCGACCAACATATCTTGCAATTATTTGAAGGAATTAAACGAATTGTGACAGAAGATTCCAAACCCAAGGCAATAAAAGACAATGGAGTAGATGGACTCAATACTATTTTTGGACTAACATATGACATTTCAAATGAATCAACTAACCAAGCAGACAATGTAAATGTAGTGAATAATCCATTTATTTATGTAATTAACATTTCTTCATTTGAATGTTTAACTCGACCATCTGACCATAAATTTAAAGAACACGATTTAAGAGATCAGAAAAAAGATTTGTCACCAATAGAAATGAAACTTTTTCAAAAAAAACAGAATAATATTGTTCGGATGGGAATGGGTGGACTCAAATAATTTTACAAATTTTATATCTACGTTTGATTAATTTATATTTTATATTAAATCTAATTATAATGAATTGCATTTTTGTATGTATTTTTAATCAAATCGAATACGTAAATATGTTTTATATTATGCTAGAAAGCATATTTATATATGGAAATTTAAATAATAACATGCATATTTTAGTTTATACATCTACTGAATTTATGAATAAAATTAAAAAAAGTCATTTATTTAATGAAACACAAATAATATTTGAAATTAATGACACATATGATACTATTGAAAAAGCATGTAAGGCAAGAATAGATTTATTTGATTTATCCGTTATAAATAATTACAATAAAATACTTTATTTAGACACAGATATAATAATTAAAGATGATATAAATGCTGTATTTGACATTTGTAATAAAAATGTGTTATATGTGTTAGAAGAAAGCAAAATTGATTGTATGTCTGGTCATTTTGGTAAAGTATTGTTTGGTCCAGAAATAAATAACTACGATGATAAAACTGCATTTACAAGTGGAATATTGTTATTTAATAATTGCAATGAAATAAAACATTTATTTCATGAAATAAAAAGGGACATGATAAATAGACCATATAATTTTGCATGTCATGACCAACCATATATAATATACAATGCTTTCAAATATAATTTATATAATAATACAATTTTTACAAATTTTGCTGTAAATAATGATGATAATATTCATAGCAACAAAGTAATACATCATTTTCCAGGAGGACCTGGTATGCATCAACATAAAATAGTAAATATGACTTCTTTTTTAAATAGAATAAAAGAGTTTACTATAACCAACAATATTGACAAAACTAAAAAATATATTGATAATTATTTATTGCCAATTATTGTAAATTGCAATGAAAGACTTGAAGGAAATATTTTTATGTTGCATCATACATTTGAATATACAAATGTATATTTAAATAAAACAAAAAATATAAGCAATTTAGTATTAAATAAAAATATTAAAAATGTCATGGAGATTGGATTCAATTCTGGGTTTTCAACGTTGTTGATTCTTATGACAAATCCAAATGTATGCATTACTTGTTTTGATTTATGCGAACACAAATATACAATACCATGTTATGAAAAAATAAAAGAAACATTTGGTGACAGAATAAAACTTATTTGTGGCGATAGCACAAAAACACTGCAAAATGTTAATAATCAATTTGATTTAATACATATAGATGGTGGACATTCAACCGAAATTGCATCTTCAGACATTGTAAATTCATATAGATTGTCCAAAAAAGGAACAATATTAATAATGGATGATTATGATTTTATAAATTTAAATGAGTTATGGAACAGTTGTATTGTTAAATACAATTTAAAACCATTGCATATAAATTTATACAATTCTCCACATCATGATATTAAATTCGTATAAACTAAAAATCTTCACTAAAACTGAACGTATTTTCTCCTTTTGTTTTAGTGGCTAACGCATACTCGCTTACCGTTTTTTCAAAAAAGTTGCTTTTGCTTTCCAAACTAATTAGTTCCATAAAATCAAATGGATTTGAAACATTGTATATTTTTTCATATCCAAGCTGAAGACACAATCGGTCTGCCACAAATTTAATATATTGTGTCATTAAAATCGAATTCATACCAATCAATCTGCAAGGCAATGCTTCACATATAAATTCAATCTCAATTTCGACTGCTTCCGAAATAATTGCATGAATTCGTGCTTCACTTATTTTACTTGTTAGTTTGGTATACAATAAAATGGCAAATTCTGTATGCAACGCTTCGTCTCTTGAAATTAGTTCATTGGAAAAAGTGAGTCCCGGCAATAGACCACGTTTCTTCAACCAAAATATACTGCAAAATGCGCCAGAAAAGAAAATGCCTTCCACACATGCAAAGGCCACTAATCTAGATGCAAATGTGCTTTCCTTATCATGAATCCATTTTTTTGCCCAATCTGCCTTTTTATTAATGCACGGGAAATGCTCTAATGCGGTAAATAAAATATGTTTTTCATCTGCATTCTTGATGTAAGTATCAATTAAAAGACTATAACTTTCATTATGTATGTTTTCAATTGCAATTTGAAATCCGTAGAAAGCTCGTGCTTCCGCCAATTGAACATCTGTCATAAATCGGGATGCTAAATTCTCAAGAACGATTCCATCACTCGCCGCGAAAAAAGCTAGAATCATAGACACAAAATGCTGTTCGTCTTTTGTTAGGTCCGACCAAATGTCTCTAGATAAATCAATTTCTTCTGCCCTCCAAAAACAATCAACTGCTTTCTTATACATTTTCCAAATACTATCATCTTTAATGGGAAACATAACAAAGCGATTGTCGTCGGGGGTTAGTAAAAAATCTTTAGACATCTTCTTTCTTAAATATAGAAAAGAATTATTTCTAGGTTATTTGAGGACATCTATTTAAATGGAGGATAATCGTCTTTAACGACATTTTCAATAAAATGATTGTATACTTTATTTATTTCATCCTTATTCTCGTCTGACAATAATTTATAAAAATTTATATACGATTCTTTTATTTGTTTTATTTGGTTTGTCATTTCTTCTTGCTTTTTAAGTTCAGCTTGTTTTTCTTTTTCTTCTTTTTCTGCTTGAATTTCGGCAGCCGTTTTAGGGGGTGGTGGTCTTGTTGTTGGTCTTGTTGTTGCAATTTTTGCAGCTTGGACTGCTTTTACTGCTTCCATTTGTTTCGGAGATATTTTTGTAATGGTCAACCCTTCATATATCCGAGTATAATAGTAATATAGAATAACCAATAATACTAACAAAATAGAACCGTAAACCATTCGACTTTTATGATTTATGTTCATACGTATAATATTCATTTAGATAATTTATATGTGATGAAGGTAGTCATTGCAAACAAAGAAGCCCCCCATAAAGAATCCATGATGGCTACCTTGTATGTCCATTTATCTAATATGGCTAAATTGGTTAAAGTAAACATAGCATACATAACAAGACCTAAAATAAAGGCATCCATGATTGGTCGTTTTGGAAGCAATATAAAATAATAAAGTCCTCCTACCAAAAATACATATACTAACAAAGCGGGAATGACTTTTATTTTTAGGTCAGTTCCTTGAATGGCTCGAACCAGATTGTCGTAGATTGTTTTTGTTAGATATATATAAGTAAAATCTAACAACATCATAGTTATAATGGCTACAATCAACATACAATGTCGATAGATTTTATAATTTTATTTTTGTTTTCTTATTTAGCTTTTACTTCATCGCAAATTGATGTATGTTTGTTACAATGAAATCCTTTTTTACAGCGCAGTCCTTTTCCGCATTTTTGAGTTTTATTGAGCGACACTGCTTTTGGCGAGACCATTCTTGGTGACACTGCTTTTGGTGACACTGCTTTTGGTGACACTGCTTTTGGCGAGACCATTCTTGGTGACACTGCTTTTGGCGAGACCATTCTTGGTGACACTGCTTTTGGCGACATTGCTTTTGGCGACATTGCTTTTTTAGTTGGTTTTGGCGGTTTAATTGGTGGCAACATTTTTCTGGTTTTAAGAGATGATTTTATCGAGGACAAAATCTTTCTAGTTGGTTTTGGTGGTTTTATAGGCATTTTTGGAGAAACTTCTTTTGGAGAAGGCACTTTTGGCGAAAGTGTTGGATTTTTTAATTTCAACATGTTATTTAAACGCACTGTATAAATATAATTTGGTTTTCCACTAGAGGTTGTTTCTCTAAATAAACTTTGAGCACGTTCAATAATTTGCAAAACTTGGTCAAATTGTTCTAACCAAGTTTCTTTCTCTTCTCCACCAACAAACCACATGTATATTAATTGCTGAATCTCGTCTTTTTGTGCATTGATTTTAGCACATGAGTCAATTAATTCATCCACAAGTGTCATACTAATTCCCTTTTTACCAATATCATCTACCGTGGTTCCAACACAAAAATTTGCAGCATGTCCATAATTTGGACCAGTTGTCATTTGTTTCATTAAGTTTGTGATATCTTGTCCTTTATGAGCATTAAATGAAATGCACTTACGTGAGCATATGATTTGCGAACTTTCATATTCGTCCAATAGAATATTCATATGTTTAATAAACGCATCTGGCGATTTTGAGTAAAGCACATTTATAAAAGTTAAATAATCTTTTCTTAACTGGATTGATTCTGGAGTATTCAATGTAATATTAATCTGCTTTTTAACTTTTTCTAATTTTGTCTGAACATATGATTTTCCGTTTATTTTTTTTCCAA